AGGCTCGCTGTTCCGAGGGAACTGCGGGATGGTAATAGACCCCGCGCATTTTCCCGTGTGTTAACGTGACGGCGTCGTCTTGGCTCGCTCTGCGATACGCACCAATAATGCGCATCCTAGCATTTGCGCCGTCTCCAAATCTGGCGTAAGGAACCGTACACCACTTGCTTTCTGGGAGAAAGCCTTTTGATTCGTCCTTCGGGTCCACCAGTTTGGGTATTAGGGGGATGTGGCCGAAAATCGAATTCGGGTTGCAGTTCGGGCACATCTCGCGTAAAAAAGCAACCATCGTCGCGTATTTGGCGTCGTCAATGTGCTCGCTACCATGTCCCTTCGTGTAGCCCAACATTTTGTAGATGCGGTTGTATTGCACACTCTTCCCATAAAGTGATGTGGTGGTGACGCCCTTAAATTCGTCATTCGGGTATCTGGCTCTCACGTAGTTGCCCAACGTGGGGGCAATCAGCGCTACCAACTTGCCGAGATTCCAGTGCCAGCCGATGGGCTGGGCCGCTACGCACACGCTCATGTCCATGTACTCGCGAGTAGCCTTGCCGTAGTTGAACTTGGTTCCGTCTTTACCTGCGTCGGGGAACAAGTACTCGTCTCGTGCCGTCAAGCGAATTACAGGACTCGCCAAGAAAATAAGCCCCAAGAGGTTCTCTTCCTGCATGACGAGGAACCCCAACTTTCTGCCGGGGGCCGGACGCCACACTGCCTTGGACATTAATTTCTGATAGTGTGCAATCACACCAGAAGAGACTGACAGCACCCGAATTGCTTCCGGGCGAATCATCGTCAACGGTGTGGCCGTCGCAAAATCTCTTCTCTCTGTGTCGTAGGTTGGTGCCACTAATCCTCCGAAAATTGGAGCGGGTGGCTGGTGTCAAACCAGCATCACGACGGGGGTCGCGTTTTTGTTAAACTACACCCGCAAAGTTTATGCCGCTTTTTGTTTCTCCGCTTGCGCGGCGTCCCACTTCAACAAAATGTCCTTTCTGGTTTGTTGCAGGACCTTGCGAAGAGAGAACATTTTCAAGATTCCAGTAACCTCGTCCGGGGTCATGTACTCTGTAAGCAGTACGTCTTGGCGAACACAGTCCCCATGGTAGTAGCCGGGGTTCACAACGCTCGACTGTACCAACAAGTTACCCGACGAATCTTTTGTAGCCGTTATTGCAGCCTCTGTGAAATTCTCCGAACTGAAAAACGAGTGGGCACGGTGGGCAGTGGCTGTCGTCAAAAAGGTGTCCATCATAGTCTCGCCTGTTCTTGCGCCCAGCAACTGGGCGTCGGTGATGTGGGGGCGCTCGATGCCGCGTAGAACTTGGCGGAGTCTTGGTTGGTCTGAAAAACCCGGCTGGTATACTACCGAAAATTCTGGTTGTCGTTGCAGATGCAATTCAACAGAGAAGCCGCGAACGCGCTCCCTCAATTCAAAGACCTCCTCGATTAGACTCTCTAAACTTGGGAAGTTCTTAGAAATCCACTTCAAGTTCATTCCCTTCGGGAGACGGGCAAGTTTCCACTCTGCGGAATCTGCGGGGACGCCAGTGAAGAAATACCCCTGTCGGTCTTGGGCAATTACACCAGCCGGGATGTATGTGAGTCCCGCCTGATTAGACCACGAGCCGTATGGAGTAATCTTGTAATTGTTGGCCTCCTCGAAGTCACTCAAAATTCTATGACCTGCTGTTCCGAAAACGTCGTCCATAAGGCGGTCTGATTCGCCCTTCATGAGCGGGAGCATTACCTGTGCAAACTTTTCGTCCGGTGTCATTGAGCGCATACGTTTGGTGCCTTTCTTACGGCTGTGATTTACGTCTACTGAATAGTCTCACAAACCCCGGAGGACTGTCAAGGACTATTTTCAAACTTATTTTACGCTCGCCAAGCACCTCGGAAGATGGTGATAATGCAGCGCTTCCCGTTGGGATATGTCAAGACGTGACTGTGAGTCCAATTGCTCGGACCTTTTGTATAATCCCAGCGAAGCTTGCTCGTGGTCCCGGCGACGTACAAGCCGTTGTAGATGCCTGTGCTGTGAGTGTGCGCCGTGTTGGCCTTGCGCGCCATCTTAGACAGGTTCTCTGGTGTTCCGAAGCGCCCTGCTGGTCCCAAGTGGCCGTGCATGCCGTTCTCGATGCGCTTGCCACAAGTGAAGAACGATTCGTCGGTACGAAGGAACTTCGCCTTTGCCTTGTAGTGGCCGTACTTGCGCAAGGCATATTCGAGCACGTTGATATCACGCGGCATCTTCGGGTTGGCGGTACGGGCGCGCGACTGTTCGTCGGTTACGCCGTTGCGAATCTGGCCGTAGAAGTAAGCCTGAAGGTCCAAGAAAATTTCCGTGTTGGGTGGGTCCTTGCGATAGTCGTACTCGCGGAGCCAGCGTTTAATCCACGCGTCGTCGTGGTTCGAATCAACGATGACCGTTTTTGCGAATGGTCGGTCATAGGATTCGAGCAGCTTGACGGTGTCCACCAACTCGTTATCCAGCTTGTGGTAGCCACGGAGCCATGTGTGGAACTTCTCATGGTTCGTGTTGTACTTGCGCTGGTGCGGGTTGACCGCCGCGCCTTCCATCACGTCGTGCAGGAACTGAAACTTCGGTTGCAGCGTGTCCACCAAATCGAGCGATGCCTTAACAACTTCCGGGTCCGCGAAGGTGCCGTGCAAGTCGCCGTGAGTGACGGCCTCGATGCGGTATTTTTCCTTTTCAATCTTACCGCCGCGAGCCACAACGCTGAGGTCCTGCATGGTGTCGGTACCTTCGTCGTGGTTCAACTGACGAACCCACCAGTTGCCGTTTGAGTTCACCTCGACCAAGAGCGCGCCGTAAATGTGGTGAAACTCTGCGATGACGCCCTCGCGCTTCTGGATGTAGTTGCGCTGGGTCACGGTGCCTGTGGTGTAATTCAACTTGACGCCTTCCTCCTGCATAGTCGGTATGCTACGCATTGCCAACTTAGCGTGGGGGAAGATTGCCGAGGAGCGGCCAGTGTAGGATTCCAGCCCGGCCAGCGGGTTGACCATGGTGGGGAGAATGTTCTGTTCGCCGCACCAAACGAGACCCTTCGCGAGTTCAATTCGGCGGTCCGTGATAAACATGGCGACGCGTGGGTCATACCACAGCGTTTTCTGTTCCGGCTTGTCCTTGCCTTGTTTCACAGACAACTTGCCGTAAGCGTTCTGGTTGTAGGTGTAGGTGCCGACTAGAATCGTGGCGTCGTAGTAATTCCGCAGCGCGAGAATGTTGGCCCACGCAGCTTCGTGAACGAACGTGTTGTTTTGCGCGGATGTCAGGATGTAGCGAGCCACCTCTCCCTTCTTGGGGAGGTCCAGCTTCTCGGACTTCGTGCCGTGAATGGTGCCAGCGGCCAAAGGCTTCTCGACCTTGCCTGTGTTCGCTAACTTGCGACAAACCGAGGAGCGGCTGATGCCTAGTTCCTTTGCGGTGGCGCGAATGCTGCCTTTGTTAGCGTCGAATGCTGCCGACACCTCGTCCTGCGACAGACGGTCTTCCTTCTTAACGTTACCCATGCGGTTCCCTCTTTCTTAGTGCAAGATTCCGGCGACAAATGCTACCGTTGTTACGACCACGCCTGCTATGAATCCGTGCTTGAATCCCTTCACGTACATGCGCTTCTTTTCATCGTTAGCGACCTTTGCATCTGCGATTCTGGCGACTTGTGTGTCTTCGACCGTTTTGTTTAATCCAATAATGGTCTGGTCTTGTTTTGCTCTAACGCCCTCGCATACTTGCAGCTTTGTGTCGGTACCTGTGATAGTGGCCTTTAAGTCTGGGATAGTTTCCAATTGGTCAACGGTGTTGCGTGCTGCCTTTTCAGTTACGGCGACCTTGTTGTCTGGGGTCGCTGTGAATTCGACGGGTGGTGTTTGGGTGAGTACCGACCAGCGAAGAACTAGGTCAGGTAGTGGTAGGGTCTTGTCGATGGTGCGGTGTTGAATGGATGCTTGGTGTGCTGCCGAAATTGCTGCGTTGGCTGCCGCTGTCGCGAGTTCCGCTTGTGCCTTCATCTCCGCAAGTTGCTGCGCTTGCTGCTTGTTTAATTGAGTGTCTGCGATTACTCGTTGCTGGTCTGCCGTGGCTTTATTCTTTTGGTACGTTTCGAGTGCTCCGAAACCCTTCTCTCCATAATGGAACAATAGCAATCCCGCGATGATGATGACCAATATTCTTTCGTGCGCCATGATGAAGTGCGCCCACGTAGATAGCCAACTTGGTGGGGGTGTGGCCGTAGTAATTGTCACGTTCGATGGTGTGCTCATTTATAATCAATTCTCCTGCATAAGATGTCTCGCGGGTGTCACTAATTCTTTTGTTTCTTCAGCATTTTCCTATGTTTCTTGGTGCCTACCCTGCCTGCGTATCCATAAACTGGTGAGCCTATGGCCTTTGTGGCTGGTGGGTCCGACACATACCCGGCCAATTTGAGCACGATTTTAACTAGGTCCAGCCCGGCCTTCTTCATACCCATGCGGATGAACGCGTTCTCAATCTTGCCGAGAAGCGGGTTGCATTTGGAGCATAATAGGCCCCTGATTAATCCGTCCAAGTGGCTATGGTCTACTGCCAATCGCCGATTGGGCACGGTCTCGGGGCGACCACAGACCCAACAAACCCCGCCTTGATAGTCGTACATCTTTTGCCACATCTCTGGCGTCAGTCGATAATTATCCCAGAGTCGTTTGGCCCATGCTTTTAATTTCGATTCTTCCTTTCCCATCTTTTCGCTCCGATGTTTCCAATTTTGTTGGCGTTCGGCTCCCTCGGGGAAAACTTCGAAATCGCCACAATCGATTCCTGTCAATAGAATTCTGGTTTCCGAAATTACTCTTCAACTGGGGTTACTAGTACCAAGGTACTACGGATTTTGTGGTACCGTGCCCTTGACGTCGGCGTAAAATATTGAAACGCTACGGGTTGGGTCCTCGTAGACCAAACCCGTGGCGCACTGGGTGCAATAGATGTCGGCCTCCGGGCCTGCCCCGAATTCCCGATAGGAGTTTTCGTCCTTAAACAGACGGCTCCCGCAGCCTTTGCAGAATGTGTTATAAGGCGCGACTATGCTGATAAGCTTCACAGCCCACCTGCCTTCGATGCAAAGATGATGGAGGCGACCTTATCAAGGGAGGCGCGAATATCCGATTGCGCCTTAGGGTCCAGCGTTGGGTAGGATGCTAGGATGCGCGTAATAGTTTCGACTTCGGGACCGTCGTCGGCGGGGTCATAAACATATGCATTCGAAAGAGGCGAAGTGAAGAATGCAAAGGCGTGGCCCGTGTCCTCGTCTTCCTCTCGGAACTGGTCCTCGCCATAGTGCCCGGTGATGTAGTTGTCTAGGTCGCGTCCGTTAATTCCCATGTGATGCCTCCTGAAATTGTTTTGGTTGCTCGTAAGGCTTTGCAGCGCAATCTTGGCACGCGTCAAACCATGGCCCGACGTTGGCGTACGTCTCGCGGCGCGAATAGCCCGCTGTGTGCTCTGGTGTAGGCTTGCCCTTCGTGTGGGCAGACTTCCCGCAAAAGTGGCACTTGATGCCGTCATAAGGACCGCTGTGCTGGTCACTCACTTTTTCTTCCTTCCCATGTCGATAATGTTGATGCCCACTACGGTAAAGACGAATGCGACCAAAAACCATTCTGCCATATGTCACCCCTTAGCAGTGAGCAGTAGAGGAGTTGGCCGACTCCCAAGCTTTCAACTTGCCTCGCGTCCCGCCGCGCTTGGACTTACGTGGGTGCTGTACACGAGGTGAACTGTTCACTGCTAAGTGGTGGGCTGGTTCAGCGAGAGAGAGTGCTGAGGCGGTTTCGGTTTGCGCCCGTTCCAAAGGCTTGCCTTTAACCGTGGAACCCTCGACTCTCCCTCTGGCAGAACCAGCCTACACCTAGATAGTCTCACACTTCCGATTCTACTGCAATGGTACTTTAGTACCGAATCGACCGTAGGTCTTGCGGACCTCCTTGATGTGTTTGCAATTCCGATTCGAGGCAATTCTGCGTTCGTAGAAGTCTTCACAAGTGCAAACCCACCCGCGAAAGTTCTTGCTGCGAATGTAGCCGACTTTGTAGTCAACTCCCGGCTTCGAATCGCTCGCGACCTTAGCCTGAATCTTAACCGAACTGCCCGGCTTCGAACGTTTGATAGATAGAATCATGATAGCACCTTTCTTGTTCTGTTGCATTTGAAACATTTGAAAACTTTGCCGAAAATGTGGTCGTGCTTGCGCGCCTTTTCACAGCGCATGCAAAACAGCCAGCGCATCTACTCGTCCTCACCCATGTAGAGTTCGCCGTCGATGTGGGAGTTCCCGCACTGCTTGCAGACAACCGTGTCGCCGTCGTCACCGAAATTGGCAAACACGAACTGCTCGTTCAATTCGTTGTTGAGAGTGCCGTTGCCACAGTCCTTGCAGATTGCCTGACCTTTTAGCATTGACGTGTTCTCCATGTAAAGAGTATGCGCCCGATTCGGTTTTGGGTCAATGGTACTTTCGTCCTAGTACTTTGTCCACGCGTAGCCACTGAGCGGTGTACCACAATCCGCCTTGCGACCGTGGTCTCTGGTGCCGTTCTACGCAGTGCAGGGAGACGCTGCACCACACGCGGCCACGTTTTGATAGGTGGGGTGCCGACTTTTTGCTGCACGCGTGCCAGCCCGGCCTGAATTTGAAACCGGGCGTGTGTACCGCGTCGGCCTTCAGCCATTCGCGTGTTATGATAATTCGATTTCGGTCGATGAATAGCGGACCTAAGGTGCCGTCGCGGCGAACGCGGAAAAGTTTGTATGCTTTCAACGTGGGCCTCTTTTCCTTCTAAGGATAACTAGAAATATTAATCCAACTCCTAAGAGGTACAGCGTGCTTGGTTCTGGTAAGTGTACAGCCTGCACTCCAGACGGGATGAGCAGGACCGGGGGTAATCCCACCACGTTTACGGGCGGGAGTGTGGCAGGCGTCGAATTATCCACGCTGCCCGGCGCTGGTTCCTCGGGAGACGAGAGGAGGGTGAGCGAGTCTGACTCCACTGGCGTCTCTAATAACTGGGGCGGGAGGTCCTCAGAAGGCTCCACAGGCACGAACGAAACGAGGTTGCCACAACGGGTCAAGATGACCATGACGCCGTCTGTAATAGCCTCCGCGCCCTCTTTAACCAATACAGTGCGGCGGGTCCAACGAATTTTATCCCCCAAGCGGTACGACATGAACACCGGGCGGTCCTTAGGAAAAGTAAACAGGCGCGCGCGGCTCCAATCGAATCCCTCGTACGCTTTTTGCAGCGCGGGGTCCAAAGAAACGCGTGCGCGCAAATACTCGATGGACTCGACGCCGCCCGGAATGAGCGAGTGTCGCCACACTAAAATTTTCTTAGGTGCGGTGGGTGTTGGTGCGGGAGCGGACGCCAAAGGAATGTTGCTTCGCGTCAACTCGACCAGCGGATTGGGTCGCGGCTTTACCAGATACAAGAACGCGCCAACCGATAGTGCTGCTAAAATAAGTGCGAGTGTTTTTCTCATTAGAACGGTCCTCTTTCGTCGTAGTCTTTGCCCGGCTTGGGTGAGCGGTCGCGCTTCCAATACGCGATGCCAACATATGCCGCTAAGAAAATGATGGGCGTTAAAATTGCTGCCAGCGTGTGCAT